TCATCCATGGCCTGTCGACCCTTGGCCCAGCTCGAAGGTCCGCCAACCGTCGCAGAACACTGTCCTGTCGAACCGCGAGCGGATCTTGCCGGGGTCGAATGACGCGTGCCAGTCGAACCGCTGCGCGGGGTTCAATTGGCTAGCGCCGATGAGTAGCCAGAGCTCGTCAAAGCCTCCCTCGCGGTAGGTCTCCAGCTTTTCGTGTTTCGCGTCGACGCGTTCTTGAAAAAGCTCAACCGTGAACGGCGCCACCCACGTCGCCTCGACGGACTGCCAGATCACCGGCGCCTCGGTGCGCCAGAACGTCAGACTCCAGAGGTTGCGCGCCATGAGTTCCGGTAGCTGCGGCCACTTGTGCGTGTGCACCTCGGCATCGTCGGGCTGGCCAGCCACATGCGCGGAGATCTCACTGGCCAGGTCGCGCCGGCTGTCGCCGGCACGCGGGGCGTGATCGTTGAAATGCAGGCTAACGGATCGTGGCAGCGCGCCCGCAGCAGCGTAGTCCTCCCTCGCCCGTCGGATCACTTCCTGCAGATACGACTGGCGCGTGCGTTCCGCCGGCGATTTCTGGATCTGCGTGACCTCGACGCCGACGGTTCGGCCATCGATCGATAGCGTGAAATCCGGCGCCTCGCCCTCGCGCAGGATCTCTGCGTGCAGGCGGCTGGCCCAAAGAAACGTAGCGAGGATCTGGCGCTCCTCGATGCGCTTGATGCTGTCGGGCATGCCCCCTCCCGGGCTGTCGTCCGCGCTGCCTGCCGCCGGCGCCGGCGTCGCTGGCCAGCACCAACGAGATCCAGCGAGGGACAGCCCTCACGCCCTCATGCTGAATTTTTAGGAACGCCACCGGAAACAGGTAATAAAGGTAACATCGAAATTTTCAAACCGAATTCTTCAATATATTCAATGAATTAGATGAACTTCTCAAAGGTAATAAAAGGGTAACTTCTGGGTTACCAGATTACCTTTTTGAAAGGTAACCTCTTTCGGAAATCCAGCCCTTACGAATCAATGACATAACCTCCGATTACCTTCGAGGTTACCTCCGATTACCTGCCCGGGTAACATCCTTTTCCCCTTACAATTCAACAGCTTGCACCGCGTCAAGGGTGGCTGATTACCAATTACCTCGTTCCGATGGCCACCCTAAAAATTCAGGGCTTCCGGTTCGGCGAGGCGAAGGCCTCAAAACGCGCGCCAGAACACCGTTCCCTCGCGGGGTTCCGCAGGATCGGGCGGAGGCATTCGTCGGCCTCCTGCGCACGCTGCAGCGGCCTCCGTGCGTGCGTGCGGGGGCGCAGAAAAACCCGGCCACATAGCCCGCAGGCGTGGCGGGGCGACGACTGCGCGCGCCGGGGTCTAACCGGCGACAATCTGACAAAACGTTAAGTTTTTGTTGTCGCGTACAGACTGGCGGCGCCTGCCCCGGTAGCACCGTGACTAGGGCGTGGGTACCCTCGACCTCTCGTTGAGCCGGTTGGGGAGAACCGCATGCGAATCGGGCAACTGCGTATCCAAAATTTCCGAGCGTTCGACGACGCGACGATTGATTTCGACGGGTTCACGTGCCTGGTGGGCATGAACGGCGCAGGCAAGTCGACGGTCCTCAACGCCCTCAACGTGTTCTTCCAAGAAAAGGGCGGCGCGACTGATGCTGCCCGCCTGTCTGAAGAAGACTTCCATGGGCGGGACACCAGTCGCCCGGTGGTGATAACCGCTACGTTTCTGGATCTACCACCAGAGGCGCTGGAAGAATTCCAGGACTATGTGCGTGGCGACAAGTTGATCGTGTCGGCCGTTGCCAGGTGGGACGGCTCTGGCGCAGACGTTAAGCAGTACGGCTCGCGTCTCGGTATCGCTGAATTCGCACCGTGCTTTAAGGCAGTGAATGCAACTGATTGCAAAGCTAGCTACCAGGCCCTCGTGGATCAGGGAATGGAGCTACCGGCTTGGAAGAATCAAAGCGTGAGCCTTGCGGCGCTCAGAGCATTTGAAGATGCACACCCCGACCGACGGGTTCCCATAGAAAGCGAGGACAACTTCTACGGCATTGCAGGGTCGTCTCGACTTCGCCGCTACATCCAGTGGGTCTATGTGCCTGCCGTGAAGGACGCGCGAGATGAGCAGTCGGAGACCAAGGACGGCGCCCTCGGCAAGCTTTTGGCCCGCACGGTTCGACTGACAGCGAACTTCCAAGGGCCACTCGATGACTTGCGAGCACGCGTCCAGCAGGAAATGGATGACCTCTTTAAGGATTCGCAGGGACATTTGGATACGGTGGCCGCGTCGCTCTCGAACCGGCTGTCGGAGTGGGCCCATGCCGATGCAAAAGTGCTGCTAGCGTGGGAGACAACGTCTGTAGCGCTGAAGGCGCCGACGGCGCGCGCGACGATGGCTGAGGGGGACTTCCAAGGCGCCATCGCACGTTTTGGCCATGGCTTTCAGCGGTCCTACCTGCTCACGCTGTTGCAAGAGTTGGCGGGGCTAGCGAGCGGAAGCGCCCCGACGCTCATTCTGGGCTGCGAGGAGCCAGAACTGTATCAACACCCGCCTCAGGCGAGACACCTGGCAAACGTTCTCAGACAGCTGAGCGCCAATGGCAGTCAAGTCATTGTCACCACGCACAGTCCGCTCTTCGTTAGCACCGAATTCTTTGAGAACGTCCGCGTCATGCGACGAGCAGACCGGTCGTCGCCTACGCAGGTGGCCGCCCACACCTTTGCCCGCTACGCGACTCGTTTTGAGCAGCTGACTCAACGCCCCGATTTCAAACAAGAGACAGCGGCCGCGCAACTTGCCGACAGCCTTCGGCCCGACCTCAACGAACTCTTTTTTGCCCGGAAGGTGGTCCTTGTCGAAGGAACAGAAGACCGTGCCTACCTACTTACTTGGGCAACCCTAACGAGCCGCCTGCCTGAAATGCGGCGCAAAGGTGTCGAAGTGATCGCTTGCGGCGGAAAATCAGCGTGTATCAGGCTCGGCGCCATCGCTGAGGGACTTGGAATCCCTACCTACATAGTGTTTGATTCGGATGGCCCCGATGCAAGGAATCCGAACGAGCATCGTAGGGACAATCGCGCCCTCCTCATGCTGTGTGGTGACCCGGGCGATGACGTATTCCCAGCGACGACGCGCACGGGTAACAGATTCAGCCAATGGCCACTGGAGCTATCCAACCTCGTGACTGGAGAGCTGACTGCTAGCCTCGGCCCGCAGACCTACAATGAGCTTCTTGAGCAGGCGCGGCTTGCGTGTGGCCTGCTTGGAAATCTAAACAAGAACAGTAGATTCATTCAAATATTCGTAACAGCCTGCCATGGGCGCGGCGGAGCTTCCCCGACCCTGACCACGCTGTGCGATGCGGTTGTGTCAGATGCTTGGTGATCAGGGCCCTGCTGCCGCGGGGTCAAACTCATCGAAGGTGATCACGTCGTAGCCGACCCACTCGTTCACGCGCGCTAGGCGCCGCTGGATCGGCGCCAACTCGTTACCCGCCCACACGCTCGCCGCCTCGCGGATCGAGCCGAAGCCGCCCGCGTTCTGCGGCACGATGCCCAGCAGCTGCGGCGGGATCCGCAGCGAGGCTAGCACGTCGTCGCGCGTGACGCCCTTGATGCCGGTGAACTCGTCCTTAGCCGCCACCTCGCTGACCGGGATCAGCTGCAGGCCGTCCTTCTTGCCGTTGGGCGAGTGCAGGAACAGGTTGCGAAAATTGCCGGGCCCGCGCGCACCTTTCAACGCGGTGCGCAGCGCCGTCACGTCGTCATCGTTCACGCCGGGGTCGTTCAAGTAGAGGATGAATCCGGCGTGCGATCCGTTGTTGTAGTACTTGCGGCGGAAGAGCGTGGCGGACTCATTGAGCAGCGCCGACTGCAGAGCCGCCAGCCACTCGGGCAAGCCGTATATCTCCTGGTCTACGTCGGCCTCGCGGATCTGGCACACGGTGCCGTGATCGAACTCGTGCGCGTCTTTCCATCCGCGCACCTGAAAGAACACGCCGTCCTCCACGCCGCGGCGCATGTACTTGGCCAGCGTCGGGCGCAGCTGCAGGGCACTGCCCAGCATGGAGTTGCGGCGCTCCAGATACCCCATGCCGAAGGTGACCCAATCGGTAGCGAACTGCTCGAACGCCTCGGCCGACAACAGGCGGTGAGGCCGGAACGTGCGCGTGAGCATGTTGACCTTGAACCGCAATCCGGACTGCAGGTAGACATTGGCGCGCGTGGTCTTCGATAGGCCGTCGAGCGACACCGGCGGCTCGTACCAGCGGCCGTTCTGGTAGCACTCCAGGTAATCGAGGATGCCGCGCGTATCCAGCACGGGCGTCGGCTCGCCGAAGGTGAAGGCCTCGACGCGGCCCGGCGGGCTGAGAGTTTCGGTCATGCGTAGATCTCCAGAGTGCTGCCGCGTGTCTGGGCGTGCGGCCCTTCCAGCGGCTCGTTTTGCAGTGCGTGCAGCAGCGCCCACGCAAGGTCGGCGTGGCCGGTTTCTTCGGTGCGGTTGGCCTTGTAGGTCATCTGCCGCCCGCCGGCCGTCATGGTCTTTTTGATCGCCATCAGCGACTGCGTGAGGTCGGTCCAGCCCGCGTCGTATTCCAGCCGGCCGTTCATGATCACGTCGTAGGCCTTCAGCACCAGGCGCGTCTTGACCTCGGGCGAGTAGCTGAAGGTGACCACGTTCGGGAAGAACGTCTTCACGATCTGAGCCACGCCCGTGCCCATGCCGGTGGTGTCGATGCCGATATACGTCACCCAGTACCGTTGCGTGACCTTGCGGATGAATTCGGCCTGCGCCGCGAAGTCGCCACCCTTGAACTTATGGCGCTCCAGCACACGGAACGTGCCGCCTGGCGTCCGAGGCGGCGCGATGACCACGAGGCCCGCGCTATCGCCAGTCTCGGCCGGGTCGTAACCCACCCACACCGGCCAGTCGCCATACGGCCGCTGCGCGAACGGCTTGAACTCGCCAGCCCACGCCACCCAGCTGTCCACGCCGCAGCCCTGCAGAAGCGAAAGCGGGAAGACGCTGGCGCTGTCGTCCACGAACTCGCACATCAGCAGGTTGGCGAAGGCGTCCGGGCTGTATTCCTCGCGAAGCTCGGCAATGTCGAACAGGTCACAGCCGCGGCGCTGGGCGTCCATGATGTTGACGATCTGTCGCCACACGCGGTCCTCGCACGCGCGGCCACGCTGCAGCGCATCGTGCGATACGTCGATGGTCACGCGCTTGTCGGCCGGCTTGCCCCGGTTGCGGCGCTCGCCCGTCCAGAAAGAGAAAGCCTGGTGCGCCATGCTCGACGGCGTGGAGAAGTACGTCTTGCGCCACTTCTTGTGCATCGCCATGCCGCTGGCGACCTTGTTCAGCTCGTCAAAGCCATACGTCCAGAAGAACTCGTCAAAATAGAAGTTTCCGTGGTAGCCCTGTGCGGTGCGGGCATTGGTGCCCAGAAAGAACAGCTCGGCACCGTTAGCCAGCACGACGCTATCGCCACCGCTGAGATCCCTGTCCAGCACTTCACGGATGAACGACTGCATGTAGCCGCGAAACAGGAACGCCTGCGCCTTGCTAGCGCTCAGAAAGATCTGATTACGCCCGGTCTTGAGCGCATCGATCAGCGCCTCGCGGGCGAAGTAGAACGTGGCGCCGATCTGGCGCGATTTCAGGATGGCGCGCGTGCGCTCGTTGCTGGCCTTGTACCAGTCGCGCTGGTAGTCAAAGCAGCCGTCGAGGAAGGCCTGCTCCAGCCGCTCGATCTCGTCCTCGCTGAAATCGTTCTTGCGGCTCTTTTTCTTCGGGCCCGCGTTGCGATTGGCCAGCGCGGGGTTAAGGTCGGTCTCGGTGCCGCCGCCCTGGTAACGCTGGATCCTCGCCTGTCGTTCGAGCTGGCGGTGCAGGAGGTCGATTTCCTTGAAGTCGCCGCCGGTCTTCTGTTCCTTGAGGATCAGCGTGACAAGTCGCGCCTCCAGCGCGCCGCCGATGCGTTCAATGTTGTCGGCACGGTCCCACTCGTCACGGGACTTCCAACTGTGTATGGTTTTCTCGTTCTCCCCGGTGGCCTCTGCGATCTCGCAGACACGCCAACCCATCCAATACAGGAACTTAGCCTGTCGGCGGGTATCCATCGGGGTTTGTGCGACAGCGCTATTCACCTCGATAGCGTGACCGCCAGCCCTCGCCGCTGACAGAAAAGGCCCGCGTATAGCGGGCTTTTACATTCCGGCTTCATTGCCCGGCCTTTGCGCGCTGCCGACCATGGCTCATCGCATCGTGAAAACCACGATGCCGCCACCAGTCGATCAGAGGACAGCCGCATGTCGGGTCAAGCCAAGAAGAAGTTCCGCTCCAAGTTCTTCCGCGTCGCCGTGGAAGGCGCCACCACCGACGGCCGCGTGATCGAGCGCAGCTGGATCGCGGACATGGCGGCCACCTACAACCCGCAGACCTACGGTGCGCGCATCTGGGTCGAACACATCCGCAGCATGCTGCCGGAGTCCCCGTTCCGCGCCTACGGCGATGTGACCGCAGTCAAAGCCGAAGAGGTCGAGATCGACGGGAAGAAGCGGCTGGCGTTGTTTGCCCAGATCGAGCCGACCGACGACCTGGTCAACATGGTGAACAACCTCAAGCAGAAGGTTTTCACCAGCATCGAGATCAGTCCGAAGTTCGCCAGCTCGGGCAAGCCGTACCTGGTCGGCCTGTCCGTGACCGACTCGCCGGCGAGCCTGGGCACCGACATGCTGTCGTTCGCTGCGCAGAATGCCGCGGCCAATCCGTTCAAGGCGCGTAAGCAGGATCCGGCGAACCTGTTCACCGCGGCCGAAGAGAACGAAGTCGGGCTGGAAGAGATCACCGTCGAGCCCAGCGCCGGGGACAAGCTCTACAACCTGATCGCCGGGCTGGCCGAGCGCCTGGCCGGCGGCAGCAAGCCGGAACCGAAGAACGACCCGAAGCCCGCCGAGACCGCCGACTTCTCGGGCGTGGCCGACGTACTGAACGGCATCGCTGGCCACCTGCAGACGCAGGGCCAGACGTTGGCACAGATCCAGCGCGAGTTCGCCGAGCAGGGCACGAAGCTGCAGAAGCTGCAGGCCGACCACGCCGCGCTGCAGACGCAGCTGTCCACCACCCCGGCCGGCACGCAGCCCAAGCGCCCGGCCGTCACCGGCAACCAGAACGCCGGCGCGGTCACCGACTGCTGACCCATCCACCTCACTCCCCGACACCGCCCTTTCAGTTTTCCCGGAGATCAGAACGCCATGCGCAACAACACCCGACTGCTGTACGCCGCCTATCTGGCGCAGGTCGCCTCCCTTAACCAGGTGGGCGACGCCACGCTCTCGTTCAACGTCGATCCCGCCGTGCAGCAGACGCTGGAACAGCGCACGCAGGAGTCCAGCGAGTTCCTGTCCCAGATCAACGTCATTGGCGTGGAAGAGCTGAAGGGCGAGAAAGTCGGCATCGGCGTATCCAGCACCATCGCCGGACGCACCGACACCAGCGGCGCCGGCGTGCGCACGCCGCGTGACGTGAGCCAGACCGAGGCCAACGACTACGAGTGCAAGCAAACCGACTTCGACACCGCCATTCGTTACGCGCAGCTGGACGCGTGGGCACACCGGCCGGACTTCCAGACGCTGCTGCGTGACGCCATCCTGCGTCGTCAGGCGCTGGACCGCTTGATGATCGGCTTCCACGGCACCTCGGCCGCAGCCACCACCAACCGCGCCACCAATCCGCTGCTGCAGGACGTCAACATCGGTTGGTTGCAGAAGTACCGCGACGATGCCCCGGCGCGCGTCATGGACGAAGGTAAGACCGCAGGGAAGGTCGTGATCGGCCCGAGCGCCGCCGGCGACTACAAGAACCTGGACGCGCTGGTCTACGACGCGGTCAGCAACCTGATTGACCCGTGGCACCGTCGTGACCCCGGCTTGGTCGTCGTGGTCGGCCGTAACCTGCTGCACGACAAGTATTTCCCGCTGGTCAACGACAACCAGACGCCGACCGAGAAGCTGGCCACGGACGTGATCCTGTCCCAGCGCCGCATCGGTGGCCTGCAGGCGGCCGAGGTGCCCTATTGCCCGGACGACGCGCTGATCATCACCAGCCTGAAGAACCTCTCGCTGTACTGGCAGATCGGCGGCCGTCGCCGGTACATGAAGGAAGAGCCCGAAAAGAACCGCGTGGCCAACTACGAGTCTTCCAACGACGCCTATGTGGTCGAGGACTACGGCCTGGGCTGCGTGGTCGAAAACATCGAGTTCGAGGCCTGACCGACATGGCCAACAGCCCCGCCAAGGCCCACCGGAGCCGCGTTCTCGCGGCTCAGGAGGCCTCACAGAAGGCCGCCGGCTCGCTGCGCGTCGACGGGACCGTGTTCGAGCAGCACATGCTCCTGTTGCAGGAGCACCGCTTGCGGCTGAAGCAGATCCAGTCCGAGGAGGGGAAAGCCACGTACAAGGCCGGCGCCTTGCACGAATTCGCGCCCTATGTCGAGGGCGTGGTGCAGGCCGATGCCGGCGGCGATGACGAAGTGATCACCACGGTGATGGTCTGGGCCATCGACGCGCACCAGTTCGATGCCGCGTTGTGGATCGCCGACTACGTGCTGCGTCACGGCCTGGCCATGCCGGACCGCTTCCGCCGGACGACCGGCTGCCTCATCGCCGAGGAGATCGCCGAGGCCGCGTTGAGCGCGCAGGCCGCGGGCTCGGAGTTCGATGGCAGTGTGATCACTCGCGCCATCGCCCTGACCGCCGAGCAGGACATGCCCGACGAAGTGCGCGCCAAGCTGCACCTGGCCGCTGGCCGGAACGTGCTGCGCAACGCCACCGAGGAGAACGCACCTACGGTCGAAGTGCTGACGCAGTGCGTGGCCGACCTCAAGCGCGCCATCGAGCTGCACGGCGCGTGTGGCGGCAAGAAGGATCTGGAGCGCGCCGAGCGTCTCCTGAAGAAACAGACCGCCGCGGAGTCATCCGCAGCCGACAAGTCCGATGCGCCGAAGGATCAGGGCGACGCCAGCAAGGGCGCCGCTGAGTCCACGGGTGAAGCGGATAAGGCAAGCGGTTAACCGAGCGTACCCCGCGACCCCGCCGGCTCGGGGCTGATCCGCAACGTCCTCTCTCCCGTTGCGGTGAAGCCCCGACCACCGGCGATTTATTCGAGGCCCCATGTCCGGATTCGTCATCAATGGCACCCCGCAGCCGTCCGCCGATATCACCAACGGCGAGTTTTGGCCCGTGGTCAAGCCCGACGAGATCCGCGCGAGCATGCGGCTTGACGGTGCCATCACCGCCGAACGCTTGCGGACCTGCGTGGTGGCGGCCGTGATGATGGTCAACGATGACCTGGCCGCATGGCGGGCTAAGCACGAGGCGGCCGGCGTTGCCACGCTGGCCGACGTGCCCGCCGAACAGATCGACGGCAAGTCGCGTCTGGTGCTGCTGTACCAGCGCGCCATCGCGTGCTGCACCGCGGCCGAGCTGACCGAGCGTTATCGGTCCTACGACGCCAGCGACAGCGCCAACCAGCGCGCCGACGATCTGTCGCCCTCGATCGATGAGCTGCGCCGCGATCAGCGCTGGGCAATCCGCGATCTGAAGGGCGAGCCGCGCGTCACCGTGGAGCTGATCTGATGCTCGTGCACGCCATGCAAGGCGACACGCTGGACCTGCTCTGTTACCGCCACCTGGGCGCGACAGCGGGCGTAGTCGAGAAGACGCTGGAACTCAATACGGGCCTTGCCGCACTCGGCACGGTACTGCCCCACGGGACGGCCGTCGTGCTGCCCAACCTCTCCACCGCCCAGACGCCCGCCATGCGTGCGCTGGTACAGCTCTGGGACTGATCCGTGGCCGAACCTACCACCACCTCCACCCTTGGCCTGATCGCCGCCGGCGTCGGTCTGGCCGCGCTCGTGCCTGGCATCGATGGCGACGCACTCGTCGGCGCGTTCGCCGGCGGCACGCTGTTCGTCGTCTCCACGCCGTCCATGCCGCTGTGGCAGCGGGTGATCTACTTCCTCGTGAGTGCCGTCGCCGGCTACATGGCCACGCCGGATCTGCTGGCCGTGGTTCCCCTCAAGTCATCCGGGCTGGCGGCGTTCTTCGCCTCGGCCGTCATCGTGTCGGTGACGCTGGCTGTTATCGAAAAGGGAAAGAAGCTCGATTTCAGCTGGTTGCGCCGCGGAGGCCCACCCAGTGTCTGAGCTTCTCTCCCTACTGACCCTCGCCGCCAGCACCGCCGTGTGCGGTCGCCTGCTCACGTATCGCCGAATGCCCGGCACGCGCTTCCGCTGGGGCGTCGGGCTGTGCGCCTGGATCCTGATCGTTTGCACCGGCGGCCAGGCGCTGCAGATCCTCGTGCAAGGCGCGCGCGCGCATCCCGACGTGCTGCAGCTCGGCATTCTGCTGGTCCTGGCGTTCCTGTCCTTCCGTGCGCGCGGCAACGTGGCACGCATCCTCAAGGTCGACTGATGGTTACTGCCCCCCTTCTCGCCCAGATCATGCAGTGCCCGCCGGCACGCGCCGAGCGCTGGCACGCCGCGCTGTCCGACGCCATGCGCGAGTTCGGCATCACCACCAAGCGCCGCGCCGCGCACTTTTACGCCCAGCTCGGCCACGAAAGCCTGAGCCTGTCCAAGGTCGAGGAAGGCCTGAGCTATTCCCAGCCGCGTCTGCTGCAGGTGTTCGGCAACCGGATCTCTGCGGCCGAGGCGCCCCAGTACGTGCGCAACCCGCAGGCGCTGGCCAACTTCGTCTACGCCAACCGCGGCGGCAATCGCGGCGTGGCCAGCGGCGACGGCTACCGGTACCGGGGTCGCGGACCGATCCAGATCACGTTGCGCGACAACTACGTGGCCATCGGCAAGGAACTGGGTATCCCGCTGCAGGATCAGCCCGACCTGCTGCTGGAGATCGGCACCGGCGCACGCGCAGCGGCAGCCTACTGGAAGCTCAACGGCCTCAACGCGCTGGCCGATGCCAACAACACCGTGGGCCTGTCCAAGAAGATCAACTTGGGCAACGCCGCCTCCAAGCGCACGCCCGAAGGCCTGACCGACCGCATCACCCGTACCAATCGCGCCTTGTCCCTGCTGGGAGCCTGACCCATGCCCTCGCCCCGCGCCATCGTCACCCTGTTGGTCCTGCTCGTCGTCGCCGCCCTGATCGGCGGAGGGGTTTGGCAGCAGAGCCGCATCAATGCCGCCAAGAACGCAACGCGCGACGCTCAGGCGCGCGTCAAGGTCGTGGAGGGGGAAAGGGACACCGCGCGCGAGGAAGCGCGCCTGGCGCGCGAGAACCTGCGCGTAGTGACCAAGTACGTCGACCGCGTGCAGACCGTCTATCTGCAGGGCAAGACCATCACCAAGGAGATCCCCGTCTATGTCACCCCGGAAGCTGATGCCGCTTGCGTTGTGCCTGTTGGCTTCGTGCGCATCCACGACGCCGCCGCCGGGAACACCGCCCCGGAACCCCCCGCCGGAGATCCTGATGCGCCCGCCGCCGGTCTTACGCTCTCTGCCGTCGCCGAAACCGTCGCCGACAACTACACCCAGTACCACGCGCTCGGCGAGCAGCTGATCGGCCTGCAGGACTACGTGCGCACGTCCTGCCCGGCCGCGCAGGGCGCGCCGTGAACAAGCCCCAATCCCTGCGCGACCACCTGCTGGCCGCCATCTCGGACCTGCAGCGCGATCAGGAGCGGCTGCTGGTGTTCATCGAAGGCGGCAGCGTGGTGTCCACCTTGGCGCCGGGCGCATCGTTCGAGTACCGGTACACGCTCAAACTGGTGGTGACCGACTTCGGAGGTCATCCCGATTCGCTGATGGTCCCGCTGCTGGACTGGATCCGCGTGGAGCAGTCCGAGCTGCTGGCCAACGTCAGCGTGCGCGAGCAGATCCGCTTCGAGGCCGAGGTGCTGGCCAACGACAAGGTGGACGTAGAGATCACCCTGCCGCTGACCGAACGCGTAGGCGTGCACCGCCACGACAATGGCGAGGTGCACGTGGAGCACTTCCCCGAACCCGTGATCGAAGCACCGCTACCCGCCCAGCACTGGCAGCTGCTGATAAAGGGCGAGGTCGTCGCCGAGTGGGACGCGCCGGGTGGATGAGCTGCAGCAGCTGGACGACTGGCTGGAACCGCTTCTAGCGGACATGGCGCCAGCGGCACGCTCCCAGCTCGCCCGGCGCATCGGGCAGGCACTGCGCAAGCACGAAAGCCAGCGCATCGCGCGCCAGCTCAACCCGGACGGCTCGCCCTTTGTGCCCCGCAAACCGCAGCCGTTGCGCTCGCGTGCCGGTCGCATCAAGCGCGGCGTGATGTTCGCCAAGCTGCGGCAGGCGCGCCACCTGAAAGTCCGCGCAAATCCCAACGAGGTGACGGTGGGCTTCCTTGGCCGCGTCGCCTACATCGCACGCATCCATCAGGAAGGCCGCATGGACCAGGTGCGCCCCGGCGGCGCCCGCGTGCGCTACGAGCAGCGCCGGCTGCTCGGCTTCTCGTCGGAAAGCCGCGACCTGATCCGCGACGCGCTGTTGGATCACTTCGGGCCCGTGTAGCGGCGGCAGTAACACGCGATCCGAATTGTCCGGGTATCGCGCGCGCACGACGCTAGTCCGGTACCCCACGCGCACCGGCCAGCATGTCCACTTTCACCGCTGTTGATCTCTCGCGCCTGCCCGCTCCGGAAGTCGTGGAGTTGCTGGACTACGAGGTGATCTTCGCCGACATGCTGGCCACGCTGCGCCAGCTGGATCCGCAGTTCGACGCGCTGACCGAATCCGAACCGACCTACAAGCTGCTGCAGGTCGCCGCCTACCGCGAAATGAACTTGCGCCAGCTCGCCAACGACAGCGTGCGCGCTGTGATGCTGGCCTACGCCAAGGGCGCCGACCTCGATCACCTGGGCGCGCTGCTGGGCGTGCAGCGTTACGTGCTGGACGAAGGCGACCCGGTGATGGGCGTCCCGCCGACCTACGAGAGCGACGCCGACTTCCGTCGCCGCATCCAGCTGGCGCCTGAGGGCTTCTCCGTCGCGGGGCCCGAGGGCGCGTACATCTTCCACGCACTCAACTCGCATCCGGACGTGCTCGACGCCAGCGCCACCAGCCCGGCGCCGGGGGATGTCGTGGTCACCGTGCTGTCGCGCGAGGGCGACGGCACCGCGGCGCCGGACCTGATCGCCGCCGTCGACGCCGCCTTGGCCGATGACGCCGTGCGGCCTTTGACCGATCACGTCACCGTGCAGGGTGCGGAAATCGTGGAGTACCAGGTCGTGGCGCAGGTGTTCACCTATGCCGGCCCCGACTCGGCGCTGGTCTTGGCTGAGTCCATGAAGCGTCTCAACGCCTACATCGCCGAATCCCACCGCCTTGGCCGCGACGTTCCACGGTCGGGCATCTACAGCGTCCTGCATACCGAAGGTGTGCAGCGCGTGGAGATCTCCCTCCCGGCGGCGGACGTCGTGGTGGACCGCACGCAGGCCACGCACTGCACGCTGATCGACGTCACCCACGGCGGCGTGGATGAGTAGCCTGCTGCCTCGCAACGCCACGCTGGCCGAGCGCGCCATCGAGGCGGCGATGGCGCGGATGGTGCAGATCCCCATGCGCCACCGCGACGTCTGGAACCCGGACACGTGCCCGGTGGAGATGCTGCCGTGGCTCGCGTGGGGCTTGTCGATCGATGCGTGGCGCAGCAGCTGGCCCGAACACGTCAAGCGCGCCCGAGTGCGCGCAGCCATCGACATTCAGCGCCGGAAGGGCACCGCCAATAGCGTGCGTCAGGTCGTCGCTGCGTTCGGCGGTTCCGTGCAGCTGCGCGAATGGTGGCAGCTGGACCCGCCGGGCACGCCGCATACCTTCGAGATGGTGCTGACCGTGGCCGGCGAAGGCGGCGAAACCGCCACGGCGCAGTTCGTCAATGACGTCATAGCCGAGGTCGAACGGACCAAGCCGGTGCGCTCGCACTTCACCTTCACCCAAGGCCTGCAGGGCGTGGGCGGCATCGGCGTGGGCGGTGGTGCCCGCGCGGCGGTGTTCCGTCGACTGTACCTGCAGGCGCCCGAATCCTAGGAGTACTCGTGAGCGGACTTCCCCTCTATCTAACCCCCGCAGGCCGCGCCGCGCTGGTTGATGCCGCCAACACTGGCACGTCCGGCCTGCTGATCTCGCATATCGGCGTCAGCGCCAGTGGCACGGGCGTTGTCGGCGGCGCCCTGCAGGGCGAGATCAAGCGGTTGACCACGTTTGCCGGCCAGGTGGTGGCGGACGACACGATCCACGTCACCATTCGGGACGACAGCAACGGCGTCTACAGCCTGCGCGCCTTCGCGCTGTACCTGGAGGACGGCACGCTGCTGGCCTGGTACGCGCAGGCGAGCGTGATTCTGGAAAAGTCCGAGCAGGCCATGCTGCTTTTGTCGGCAGACCTGCAGTTCCAGAGCCTGAATGTCACGTCGCTTGAATTCGGCGACAGCAACTGGACCAACCCCATTGCGACCACGACCGTTTACGGCGTGCTGCGTCTGGCGACCAACGAGGTTGCGCTGGCGGGCACGAGCGTGGTGGATGCGGTTACGCCTGCGGGCCTGTTTTCGGTGCTGAACTCTCGCTTCGGTGTCGGCGCTCCAAGCGAGTTCGTGAAGGGCCTGCTCACCGCCGCCAGCGCCGCTTTGCTACGTGCCGCCATCGGGCTTGGCACGGCCTCGGTGCGCAATGAGGGCGCGGGCAACGGGCTGGATGCGGATCTTCTGGACGGACAGCACGGCGCGTACTACCGCGACTGGGCCAATCTGACCAACAAGCCCGCCACCTTCGCACCGAGCGCGCACCGCCACGCATGGGCAGATCTGGATAACGTGCCGTCCACGGCCAGCCGTTGGCCGACCTTTGCCGAGGTGACCGATAAGCCGGCTACTTACACGCCTTCGGCACACTCGCACGCCGCCGCTGACATTGTGGCGGGCGTGCTGGATGCCGCGCGCATTCCCGACCTGGCGCAATCAAAGATCACTGGCCTTACGGCGGCGTTGGCTGCCAAGGCGCCGACAAACGCGCCGGTATTCAGCGGCGGCATGTCGCTTTACGGCAACTACAAGATTCATGACCCGGTCGGCGGCGGCGTCGCGGCAGAGTGGGGCCTGGGCTACTCCTCGGCGTCTGACGGGCACACCTTCATCGCCAATCGGAATGCTGCCGGCTTCATCGAGCTGTTCGCTGGCAACGGATCGAATCGCCTTCGCGTGGGGCCCGCTGGCCTTCACTACAACGACGGCCCTGTCTGGTGTTCGGCCAACTTCAACCCATCGTCCAAGCTCGACTATCGAGGGAGCCTGGAGTCCACCGCCGCAACGACCGGCAACTGGAACGACGCCACGCTGACCGGCTGGTACCGCAGCTCGCCGGGCACGCCCAATGCGCCCGAGGCGACCCAGTGGTACATGGGCACGGTCATCCGACATGACGCCAGCTGGGTCGAGCAGGTGGTGCGCCAGTTTGCCGGCGATCCCAACGTTGAGTATTTCCGGATGAACTTCGCGGGCACCTGGTCCGCGTGGCAGCGTCGCTACACCAACCAAGCCGCGCTCGATGCACGTTACGCGCGCCACCTGCAGGACGTCGTCTTCCGCGATGTGACCGCCCATCGTGGAAACGGCACCGGCGTGATCTTCCTCAACGAGACCCAGTCGCGGTATCTGTTTTTCGATGCCACAAAGTATGTGCTGCCCGGTGCGGCACTCGACGTTGGCGGTACCGTATACGCCCCCGGGTTCGCACAATCGTCTTCTCGCCGGTACAAGATCGGGATCGAGGCTATCAGTGAGGAAGAGGCCCTAGCGCTGCTGTGCCAGATTGATTTTGTGTCGTACAACCTGAAGTCCGATGGTTCCAAGGCGATGGGCGTTGTGGCCGAAGACCTGGCGGACGGACCGCTCGACTTCGTCGTGAAGCGGAACGAGCAAGGGCAGCCGGACGCGGTGGACTACCAGCCTCTCTTCGTGCTGGCCGCACGCTCGCTGCAAGGACTCGCCGAGCGGGTCGCGCGCCTGGAAGGGCGGACCGGTCGATGAAGGGCTTCAGCAGTGCGGGCGTCGACTTCGATGATCTGTTCGATCCTGACGTGATGGGCAATGGGCCTGCGGCGGCCTGGCTCACCAGCGCAGGCGTGCCCCTGCGCTACGCGGCTATCTCCTACGGCGCGAAGGGGCCGGACGTCGGCTTCATCCAGTCGAACGGGCAGGACGTGTCCAACCTGTGGGCGCGCAAGGGCTCGGCGGTGTACTTCCCCGGCATGATCCGGGCGGAGACCGCAAGCGCCTTCGGCGGCGTACAGAACGCGAGCGCGTCTATCCGCATCCGGACCGACGGCACCGTTGTTGTCACCACCTCGGGCCTCACGTCGCAGCAGGGCGCCGGCACTTATCGGTACGGCGCCTCCTCCGCTGGCCTGGACTTCCGCGTCTATGGCAACGTCAACGGCATCCGCAATTCCACGGGCACGAGCGGTACCATCACGGGCAAGGGCGGCGTCAACTTTGCAGCGGCCCCGGTGCCGGGCAACACGGCGAACTTCGACACCGGCTGGCAGGCCAACGCGGACGACGCGGCAAATTTCCTCAACTGGGCATGCGGTAGCCAGGCCAATCAGGGTGCGGCTTTCCTTGATGGCAACGTGTACGTACAGATTCGCAGGAAGTCGGACCTGGTCGTCCTAAGCACCTGGGGCTCCCAGTTCTACGTCATGTCCGATTCGCAGTCATAACGGCGCGCCGCTTGTGGGCGGCATCGCTACAACCCAAGGCGCGTGATCGTGGTCGCGCGCGCGGCGACGATGACCGCATGTCTACCTCGCGCGATCTTCCTCGCCAGTCCAACAACCAGATCCGCATCGGCACGGTCGCCGTGGTGGATCTGGCGGCTGCGCGGTGTCGTGTTCAGACGGGCGAGATCCGGACCGATTTCGTGCCTTGGTTCGTGCCGCGTGCCGGCGACACCATCGAGTGGTCAGCACCTAGCATCGGCGAGCAGGTCCTGCTGCTATCGCCCGGCGGAGACGTCACCGGCGCAGTGGCGCTTCGTGGGCTCTATTCGGATCAGTTCGCTGCGCCCAGCGGCAGCGAAAGCGTTCATCTTGTCCGCTTCCCCGACGGCGCGCTGGTTCAGTACGACCACGCATCGCACGAGCTGGTCGCTACGCTGCCGGGCGGCGGCAAGGCCACCGTGACGGCCGAGAGCGGCGTGACGATAAACGGCCCCCTGACCGTCAACGGCAACACGACGATCAATGGCGATGCCCATGTGAGCCAAACGCTCACCGCAGATACCGACGTGATCGGCGGCGGCAAGAGCCTGAAAGGCCACAAGCACACCGCGGTGCAGTCCGGCGGTGGCGTGTCGGGGCCGCCGCAATGAGGGGCATGAGCGCTATCGATGGCCGTGCGCTCGAAGGCACGGACCACCTTACGCAGTCCATCGCGGACATTCTCACCACACCCATTGGCACGCGCGTGATGCGCCGTGACTACGGCTCGCTGTTGCCCGAGCTGATCGACGCGCCATTCAACGGCGCCCATCGCCTGATGCTGTTCGGTGCCATCGCCACCGCCCTGATGCGCTGGGAGCCGCGCATCGCGCTGAGCAAGGTGGACGTGCTGCCCGGCAACGCGCCGGGCGCGTTCACCGTCACCGTCGAGGGACGACGCACGGACGTTCGCGGCTCCACCGACTACACCCGCCTGACCCTTCCCCTCACCTTCCGCGCCACCTGACCAGCTTCGGAGATCTCACATGGTTGACACCTACCACCACGGCGTCCGCGTCGTCGAAATCAACAGCGGCATCCGCCCGATCCGCACCATCTCCACGGCCATCATCGGTCTGGTAGCCACGGGCGCGGCGGCGGATGCCACGCTGTTCCCGCTGAACAAGCCTGCCCTCATTACCGACGTGAAAGCCGCCATCGGCAAGGCCGGCGCCACGGGCACCCTGGCCAAGGCGCTTCAGGGCATCGCTGACCAGGCCGACCCCATCGTGGTGGTCGTGCGCGTGGAAGCCGGCGCGGATGATGCGGCTACCACCACCAACGTCATCGGCGCCACCACGGGCGGTAACTACACCGGCATGCAGGCCCTGCTCGCCGCGCAGGCCCAGCTGGGCGTCAAGCCGCGGATCCTCGGCGCGCCTGGCCTCGATACCGAGGGCGTTGCGGTCGCATTGGCTGTGGTGGCCAAGAAGCTGCGGGCGATGGCGTACATCAGCGCCGGTACCAGCGCCTCCAAGGAAGACGCGGCCGAGTACCGCGAGACGTTCGCCGACCGCGAGCTGATGATCATCTGGCCGGATTTCACCGCCTGGGATATCACCAGCAGCGCGGCTGCGCCGGCGTTCGCCGTGGCGCGGGCCATGGGTCTGCGCGCGAAGATCGACGCCACGCTGGGCTGGAACAAGACCATCTCCAACGTGCCGGTGGCCGGCGTCACCGGCATCAGTCGCGACGTGCACTGGGATCTGCAGGATCCGGCGACCGATGCGGGTTACCTCAACGCCGCCGACGTCACCACGCTGGTCAACTTCAACGGGTTCCGGTTCTGGGGAAGCCGCACCTGCAGCGACGATCCGCTGTTCGCCTTCGAGAGCGCCACGCGCACTGCGCAGATCCTCGCCGACACCATCGCCGAGGGCGTGGCGCTGTTCGTGGATAAGCCCATCCACCCGTCGACCGTGCGCGACATCATCGAGTCGATCAACGCCAAATTCCGCGAGTTCAAGTCCATGGGCCTGATCATCGACGGCAGCGCGTGGTACGACGAATCGCTCAACTCGTCCACGTCGCTGGCGGACGGAAAGTTGGCCATTGACTACGACTACACGCCGACGCCGCCGCTGGAGAACCTCACGCTGAATCAGCGGATCACCGACCGCTATCTGGCCGACTTCGCCACCCGCGTGACCGGCTGATCGCCGGCCACGCCTCGCCCCCTATCCGGAGATCCCTGCAATGTCCCTGCCCCGCAAGCTCAAGAACCTCAACCTGTTCGGCGACGGCGAAAGCTTCCTCGGCCAGGTCGCCTCGGTGAAGCTGCCCGTGCTGACGCGCGCCATGGAGGAGTACCGTGGCGGCGGCATGAACGGCCCCGTCAAGATCGACATGGGCCAGAACGCGCTGGAGCTGGAGTCCAAGTTCGGCGGCATCATGCGCCCGATCCTGCGCCAGTACGGCCTGACCCGCCACGACGGCGCGCAGCTGCGCTTCGCCGGCGCTTATCAGCGTGACGACACAGGCGCCGTGGATGCCGTCGAGGTCGTCGTGCGGGGCCGCCACGAAGAGATCGACATGGGCGATGCCAAGCCCGGCGACGACACCGAATTCACCGTCAAGACCGCCGTCAGCTACTACAAGCTGTCGATCAACGGCGTGGTCGAGATCGAGATCGACCTGGTGAACATGGTCGAGAACGTGGCCGGTACGGATCGCCTGTCCGAGCAGCGCCGCGCCATCGGTCTGTAACCCCTGCGGCCCGGCCTCGCGCCGGGCCGTTCCTTTTCCTGCCTGAGAGAGAGACGCAATGTCCCCGAAGACCGACGCCACCCCTTCCACCGCTGCTGCCTCTGACAACGCCGACACCGCCGGCAGCGTCGTCGCTGGTAGTAGCAACCCGAACTACGTGCCGCTGGACGAGCCGATCCGCCGCGGAGAGCAGACCATCGAAGGCGTCACGTTGCGCAAGCCGCGCGCCGGCGAGCTCCGCGGCGTGCAGCTCGCGCAGCTGATGATGATGGACGTGGCCGCCCTGCAGACCGTGCTGCCGCGCATCACCACGCCGACCCTCACCGCGCACGACGTGGGGAATCTTGATCCGGCGGACCTGATGGAACTGGCCTTGAAGGTGCAGGGTTTTTTTATGACGAAGGCGGAGCGGGAATCCCTGCCCGCGTAGAGAACGCCATGGCGGACGTGGCGGCCATTTTCCACTGGCCGCCGACCGTGATGGATGAGTGGACCGTGGAAGAACTGATGGAGTGGCGCGAGCGCGCCCGAGAACGAAGCGGAGCGGAGTAGTGGTAATGTGCCCCCATGATCCTGATCGCCGCCCTCTTCCTCGCCCTGCTGGTGCTGGCCACCACCTTCGCCGCGCTCGCGCCGGTGTATCGCCGCATCGGCGACGCCGTGCACGGAAAGCGCACGCGCTGACCCCTCGCGGAGCCGGCTGACATGGCCGGCTCCGAACTCAAGCTATCGGTCGTCCTGGCCGCGATCGACAAGGCCACCGGCCCGTTCCGTCGCATGATGGCCGGCAGCAAGGGCGTGGCCGGCGCGATTCGCGCCCAGCAGAGCGCCCTGCGCAAGCTCAACGATCAGCAGCGCTCCATGGACGCCTTCCGCGCCATGGAGGCGCAGGCCGCGGGCACCTCGCAGGCCCTGCAGGCGCAACGCCGCCGTCTGGCCGAACTCTCCGCCCAATACAACCAGGTCGCGCAGCCCAGCGCGAAGATGACGCGAGAGCTGAAGGCGCAGGCCGCGCAGGTCGGCAAGCTGGTGCAGCAGGAGGAACGGCAGAAGGTCGCCCTGCAGGCGCAGCGCCACGCGCTGGCCGCGTCCGGAATCGATACCAACCGTTTGGCCGTCCACCAGCGGCGCCTCGCCGGCGAGATCGACGGTGCGAACCGGAAGCTGGGCGATCAGAAGGCGCAGCTGGGCCGCCTGCAGCGCGCCTCGGAGGCCGCCGCCAAGGCGCACCGGGCCGGCATGTCCGCCGCACTTCACGGTGCCGGCGCGATGTACGGCGGCCAGCGCGCCGCCGCGCTGGGTTTGATGCCGCTGCAGGCCTACTCCGCGCAGGAAGACGCCGCCATGCAGCTGCGCGCGGCCATGATGGATGCCAGCGGGCGAGTATCGGCCGAGTTCGTGCGCATCGATGCGCTGGCCCAGCGCCTGGGCAATCGCCTGCCGGGTACCACGACCGACTTCTACGAGATGATGACGATGCTGCGCCGGCAGGGCATGTCGGCCAAGGTCATCCTCGGCGGCCTCGGCGAAGCCACCGCGTACCTCGGCGTCCAACTCAAGATGGGCTACAGCGAAGCGGCCGAGTTCGCCGCCAAGCTACAGGACGCCACGCGCACCAGCGAACGCGACATGATGGCGCTCAGTGATCGCATCCAGCGCGGCTTCTACCTGGGCGTGGATCCCAACAACATGCTGCAGGGCTTCAGCAAGCTCACGCCGGCCATGGACGTGTTGCGGATCCAAGGCATCAAGGCCGCCGATGCGTTCGCGCCCCTGCTGGTAATGGCCGACCAGGCCGGCATGAAGGGTGAAGCCGCGGGCAACGCCTACCGCAAGGTGTTCCAAGGTGCGATGGACGCCGCAAAGCAGGCCAAGGCGAACGCGCTGATCAGTGGCGCCGGGATCAAGCTCGACTTCACCGATGGGCGCGGCGAGTTCGGCGGCCTGCAGCAGATGTACGCCCAGTTGGAGAAGCTGCGCGGGCTCAGCACGCAGGACCGGCTGGCGTACCTGAAAAAGCAGTTCGGCGACGACGCCGAAACGCTGCAGGTGCTCTCGCTGATGATCTCCAAGGGCGTGGCCGGCTATGCCGAGGTGCAGCAGCGCATGGGCGCGCAGGCGAGCCTGCAGGAGCGCGTCAACGCGCAGCTGGGCACGATGCGCAACCTGTGGGAAGCGGCAGCGGGCACGTTCACCAACGGCCTGGCATCCGTGGGCGAAGCGATGGCGCCGGATATCAAGCGCCTGACCGAGTGGCTGACGCGCGTGGGCGAGCGCTTCCAGACCTTCGCGCAGCAGAACCCCGCGGTGGTCGGTGCGCTGGGCAAGATTACGCTGGCGGGCGCGGCGCTGGTCACCGTACTGGGCGGCCTAATGGTCGCTGGCGGCTTCACGGCGATGGCCTTCTCGCAAATCCACAACGCAGTGGCCATTCTCAGCGGTGGCAAGGGCTTCGTGTCCCTACTCACCAGCGGCGGCCAGTTCGCCACGCGCGTGCTGCCGTGGATCCTCAACGGCGCGCGCATGCTGCTGCCCCTGCTGGGCGGGATCAGTGCGCCGGTGCTGGCCATCGGCGCCGCCGTCGCCGTGGTCGCCGCGCTGGTCTGGAAGTATTGGGGCCCGATCAAGGCGTTCATGGTCGGCGTGTGGCAGGGCATGACCGATGCCGCGGCCCCGGTGATGACAGAGCTGCGCACGGCGTTGGCGCCGCTGGCGCCGCTATGGGACATGCTCAGCACCGCGATGGGCAAGGCGTGGAACTGGATCAAGCAGTTGTTCACGCCGTTCCAAGCCACCAACGCGCAGCTGCAGAACGCCACCAACTACGGCCGCACGTTCGGCCAGGTCCTGGGCACTGTGCTGCTGACGCAGATCCGCCTGCTGGTGAAGCTGGTCGGCTGGGCAGCCTCGGCCTTCATGACCGTGCACAGCGTTGTCGTGCGCGTCATGGGCGGGATCTGGAACTACGTCAAGGGCGCTTGGGCGCTGGTAACCGGCATCTTCTCCGGCGACGGTGCGAAGATCCGCGCCGGGCTGCAGTCCATGTGGACCGGCATCAACCAGGTCTTGGCGGGTTGGCCGGCGAAGATGGTGCAGGCCGGCGTGGCGATGGTCACCGGCCTGATCACGGGCATCAAGTCGATGCTGGGCAAGGCCGGCGATGCGATCAGCGGCGTGGGCTCGGGCGTCATCACTCGGTTCAAGTCGCTGCTGGGCATCCGCAGCCCATCCCGCGTCTTCGCCCAGTTCGGCCAGTTCACCATGCAGGGCTTCGCCAACGGCCTCGTGCGCGCACAGAGCGGTCCGCTGAGCGCGATGGCCGGCATGGGCAACCGACTGCGGCAGGCGGGTGCTGGCGTGGCGCTGGGCGCGATTGCGGCCCCTTCCGTCGCCATCGACCACCGCGCCCCGATCACGGCCGCCCCGCCCACCGTCCAGGTCGCTGGCGACACGTACCACTTCACGATCAACGTCGGCGCCGGCACGGCCACCGCCGAGATCGAGCAAGCCGTGCGCAGTGCGCTGGACAAGGTGCAGCGGGACAAGGCCGCGCGCCTACGCTCGACACTTGGCGATATCGAGGACTGACCGCCATGTTGATGGCTCTGGGAACGTTCGTTTTTGACCTGCCGCGGCTGGCCTACCAGCAGCTGGAGCAGCAGATGAGCTGGCGCCATGCGGCCAGCGAGCGCGTGGGCGCACGCGCCGCGCACCAGTACGTCGGACCGGGCGAGGAAACCATCGAGCTGAGCGGCGTGGTGGCGCCCGAGCTGACCGGCAGTGAGGCCTCGCTGGCCACGCTGGTGGAGCTGGCCAACGAAGGCCGGCCGTTGGCGCTGGTCAGCGGTACCGGCCAGGTCCTGGGCGCGTTCGTGATCACCGCCAAGCGCGAGACGCGCACCCTGTTCTTCCAAGACGGCACGCCGCGGCGCATCGACTTCAACCTGACGCTGTTGCGCACCGACGAGACGCAGCAGGCCGGTGGCGCGTGAGTAGCGCCACGCCCTACGCGATCCCGGCATGGCGCGTCGTGCTGGATGGCGTGGATCTGACCGACCGCCTTCGCCCACGCCTGCTGGATCTTTCGCTGACCGAGTGCCGCGGCGGGGAGGCCGACCAGCTGGAGCTACGCATACACGACCACGACGGCCAGCTGGCGCTGCCGCGCAAGGGCGTCCTGCTACAGGCGGCCATCGGCTTCCAGGACGAAGGCCTGGTCGACAAGGGCACGTTCAAGGTCGATGAGGTCGAACACAGCGGCTCACCGGACGTGATCACCGTGCGGGCACGCAGCGCGGATCTCACCCAGCCCATGCGCACGCGCCGTGAGCGCAGCTGGCACGGCACCACCTTGGGCGCGATCCTGCGCAATATCGCCGGCGAACATGGCCTGCAGCCGCGGATCGCGCCGAAACTGGCCAGCATCGCCATTGGCCACCTGGATCAAACGGAAGAGAGCGACGCCAATCTGCTCACGCGCCTGGCCAAGCGCTACGACGCCGTGGCCACGGTGAAGTCGGGCACGCTGATCTTCTCGCCCATCGGTTCGGGCACCACGGCCAGCGGCAAACCCCTGCCACGCGCATCGATCGCGCGCAAGGATGGCGATCAACACCGCTTTTCAGCCGCCGACCGCAACGTCTACACCGGCGTGCGGGCGTACTGGGACGACAAGGGCGCCGCGCGACGCAAGTCGGTACTGGTGGGCAAGAGCGGCAACGCCAAGCGCCTGCGCGAGTCGTACAGCAACGAAGCCGAAGCGCGCGAGCAGGCCGGCGCGGAATGGCAGCGCATCCAGCGCGGCGCGGCGAAGTTCGCCATCACCCTCGCCCGCGGCCGCCCCGATCTCTATCCCGAGCAGTGGGTGGACGTCACCGGCTTCAAAGCCGGCATCGACGGTGAGTGGTTGGTTGCACGCGTGAGCCACACCATCACCGGTTCCTCGGGGTTTACTACCTCACTGGAGCTGGAAACCCCCGCTCAGGACCAGTCGGCTGCGGACCCCGAGGATTGAGGGTCGTCGCCGAAGCGCGTCGTCTCGCCCTACATTCATTTACATCAAACAGCCATGCGGCGGTGTGTCTACTATCTGACACCGAGTGCGCCTATGCTTCGGGCGTACCGCCGCGGTCGAGGGCGAGTGCCTCGACGAATGGAAGTGTCATTACTGGAGATCGACAATGAAAAGTGGAGTTTCTGTCGGACTGCTTTCCATAGCATTGGCCCTTGTCGCGTCCACGCCTTCTGCACCCTTGCGAGCGGCTGGCGCCGGCCTGAAGCCACCGCCTAAAGCGGAACACTGCCAAGCCAACGTCAGCACCTACAACTATCGCAAAGGCGATGCCGACTTTGCCAAGGTGGCAGCGGACCTTAATCGTGAGTTTCTCAACAACGTCGACGTCCGCAAGTCTGTAAAGATTGCGGAGGAGCGCCGACCGATAGTGCCGGCAGATGCTGAGACGCTTCGAATCCAGATCGAGACAGTACAGTGCGCTTCGAACAAACGAGGAGCCAACCTCGTCACGACGCAGTGCAACTATGTCGGCTGCGTGGGCGATCTTGGACCCGCATACGAGAACCTCCCCGAGGGAAGCGAGGTATCAATCGGGGTCTGCAGCGGCGGCGTGCAGACCGTGTCCAATTACAGAATGAATGGTCAGGGTCAGTGGGTTATGACTGGATACAAGACCGAGCAAGTCGACCAGTGCAGCCCAATGGGTTGATCCCCCACAGCGAAAGAGGGCCGCCTTCGGGCGGCCTTTTTTTATTTCGAATCTGAGCGAATAAGATGCTTTTCGATGCTCTGCGACAGCGCCAGCAGAGCGCGCTGGCGATCTCTCAGCACGCTATCGGCCACGCGGGCTGGCGATGTGCCGGCTAGCGCCTTGCTCTTGGCGATTGCATCTAGCGTCACGTCAGGGAGCGGCGCTAGGCGCCGCACCCATTCCGAGTCAGCCAGCTGCCAACTGAGCATGTAGGCTTCCAGCGAGTTCATGCTCAGCGCACAACGCAGTCGTTGAGAATGGGCGAACCCACGATCAAACCGCCGCCTTCGCAGACGACCGTTACGGTGCTGCCCTTGGACAAGCCGGCCGCGACCGTAGGGTCAATGTCTCGGGCGTGGATCGACATGAACTGATTGGCCGTGCCGATTTCCACGAACACGTCGTCAGAGAAGTCCTTGTTGATGCCTGCGACCGTGCCGGTGACCGCCAGCTGCTTGCCCTTGTACTGGTTGTCTGCGGCCACCTCGTTGGCCTCGTAAGCCGCAAACAGGTCGGCGGCGGACACCTCCAACGGCAACGGCTTCAGATCTGCGCCCGCCGCGGACTCATTGAGCGGTGCTTCAACCTGCGTGCTCGCTGCCTCGGCGCGCTTTTTGTAGTCCTGGTAGGCGTCACCACTGACGGCCGCACCGGCTAGCACCGCAAGCCCGACGAAGTACACGATGGGCGAGACGATGATCGAGGCCAGCAGCGGGATCAGCCCGCCAGCGGTCCGACCGCGCGTCATCACCACGATGGCCAGAATGAAGGCCACCAGATTCAGCGGCCAGCCCACGAACAGGCCCACACCCGGAATCGGCACGATGAACAGCACCCACGCAATGGCCAGGCAGATCCATGCGGCTTTGACGGGAGCGGTTTTGGTCGGTGCAACTGCGGCATTCATCAGATATCCCCTTGTGGTTGGTGAAACGAGCGAAAACGGACCGGTGGAAACAAGGTCCGGAAAAGTGCTCCTGCGCCGAACTCCGTGAGCGGCTTGCGCATATCCAGTTCGGCATCGATCTTGGCCAAGACGGTCTCAAGCTCGGCGATGGCCTTGCGGTGGCGACGCATCCACGCGCCCATGTTGATTTGCACAACCGCCCACGCAGACACCACGCTCATGCCGGCCATGATCAGCGCGGCGATCAGGCGCTCGCTGTCGGTCAGGCCGTCCGCGCTCGCCACGGCTGCAGGGATGTTCCACCACAGCCAAATGATGGCCGCGCAGGTGACGAGCCTGGGCGCGAACGCAAGCTTGGTCCGAAAGGCTATCGCCTTCATGACGACGCGGCGCAGATGCGCGACCTGGTCGCTGTCGATTTCGCACAAAGGGTGCGGCTGTCCCCCCACGTTCAACACCAGCGTGTTGGCGTGGACGCTACCTTGGATTACTTGACCGATGTTCTCGGCCGTGATGTCGCGTTGACGCATATCAATTCCTTTGATCGATAGCCGACAACATCGGCAACCGAGAGCATTCCTTGACTCACATTTCAGCGCTTTTTCTTCCCACCCACATTGATGGTCGCGCCCGACATGTCGGGATTTCCCTGTATCACGCTGCCTTGCTCCCCGCCCTTGATCTCGATACCAGGGCGCGGTGCGCTCGCCGCGGCGGGATTCGCGCCTAGTGCTGCAAGCACAATGCGCTTCACCTCTGGTGTAGCGCTTCGATAAGCAGCCACCAACAGCCCCTCTTCGGGTGAGCCCGCAGCAGCCCGCGCGCCCGTCAGAACAAACCCTACATCCACACCGAGCTTCGCCGCCTGGGCGAGGTATGCGCCCCCGGGCCATTGGTCGGCCTCGTAGTAGAGCTGTTGCCGCTTAGAGACGCCGCATGCGTCCGCCATCGCCTGCTGGGTCAGATCCAGCCGCTTCCTTTCCGCCTTCAACCGCTCGCCGAATTCCATTCGTAGTTCTCCCTAGTCGTTGTACGCCCTGCCACAGGGCAAGGTGCAATAAACTGCTTGACAGGTGCAGTTATCTTCACCAAGCTTTCACGCAAATTCACGCGATGACCCGCGCATGTCTCTCCGCCAAACCCGTCGTAAGCCCCGCCCCACCCCCCTACGTACCGCCCAACAGGCCCGCGAGTGGTTGCGGACCAACGGCGTCAGCGCTTCCCAGTTCGCCCGCGACCAAGGCCTGAGCCTGGACGCGGTGAAGGAAGTCCTCAACGGCCGGAGTAAAGCCAATTTCGGGAAAGCTCACGCCGCTGCGGTGGCGCTGGGCATGAAGCCTAGCCCCAAAACCACCACGCTGTCACACAAAGTAACGCGGACACGGTAACGGCATGGCCGCGTTCTCGTCCCGTCGTAAGGTCGTGTTCAGCTGCCCTTTCTGCAGCGCACCGCTGATCAAGCGCACCAGCTACCTGAGCCACACCTTCCTGCGGCACGACACGTTCGTCTGCGACAACCCCGTATGCGGGGCAGCATTCAGCGGCCACACCGAGCTGACGCATATCGCCAGCCCGTCCGGCATGCCCGAGGCACCGCCCTGCGAGTTGCCGCCGACACCGGCCTACCTGCGCAACAAGACGCTGGAGGCCTACCGCGCCGACCAGCACGACCGACAGCTGGACCTGCTTGACGGGTCCGGGGAGCTGTCGCCCCTTCCTGCCACCTGAGGCCCTTATGCAGATCCGGATTGCCCTGGCGGAACTTCCGCGGGACCAACAGCTGTGCCTGACCACCGCCGTTCGCTGCAATGGGCTCGTCGCGCGACGGGTGGGATGGGTCGGCCTGTATCCCCACGACGGCGAAGGCTGCTCGCTGCACCTGGCCGGGCCCGTCGCGGCGCTCTCTCGGCGCGGGCTGCTGACGATCTCCCAGCAGGGCGGCTACGCCACGCCCACCGACGACGGGATTGCGGTGGTCAACGGCGTAACCGTCGAGCGGGAGCTGATCGCATGATCTTCCACGATAAGTACGAACACGGCGCACGCGTGGTCGCCACGCGCACCTCGGCCACATTTTTCGCCAAGGGCGACGCTGGCGTCATCATTGGATCGGCGCGCGACGGCAACTACCACGTGCAGTTCGACAATGGCGCCACGTGGTGGCTCAACGAGCTGGAGTTCACCCGAGAACACGCCCGCCGCCGGCGCTGCTCGATCTTCGAGCGCCTGGCCATTCGCTGGACTGCGCTGACCCGGCGGGGCGCCTGATGGCCGCTCGCATGAAGCCGCAACGCGACGGGTGGGCCACCGCGCAGGCGCCGCGCCTGGTCGCTGGTCACCAGTTGCCAGACGAGTCCATATCGCCAGTCCAACGCCAGCGCGAGGCCGACAGGCTTCGCGCCGAGGTTGAGGCGCACATCGCCGCCGGGGGCGCGCACGAGGTCATCGGGAGCCTGGCGCCGCGCCGTAGGGTGCGCTCATGACCTCACACCATGTTGTGGGTGTTCACACATTTACCCACAAAATCCCCTTGACACTCGCGCCGGCACGGAGCAACCATTGCGCCGTCACCTATAAAGCGGTGACCGGGATTGGTCTCCCGACACCTGAGGCGCACCAGCGCCCATCGCACGATGCAAGGCGCTATTTTTTCGCCTGTCGTTCGACTGGGCGGCACCCTGCCAACTTTATGGCGGGCGGTACGCGGGGGGCTTCGGCCCCGCCGGTCCTCAGGCCGGTAGACCAACCCGTACCGTCCGCCGCCCCGATTGGTCTCGGGACGGCGGACTCCATCTCACCTGAGGAGTCCCGCACCATGCGCGATAACACCCAAGCCACGCCCGGCAGCAGCCCCGCGCGGCAGATCGCTTTCTACTTCGGCGCCATCGCCGACACCCTCGACTGGGAACACGCTGACTGGCAGGCCTTGAGCATTCGCCTGCAGGCCAGCGGTACGCCTATCGCCAGCCTGACGCTGCACCAGGTGCACGCCGCCATTGCCGCCACCGTGCGCGTCGCGCGCAAAGGCGAGCACTGATGGCCACTCACCACATTGAGCTGCAGACCGTCACCGCCGGCATCCACCTGCGGGTGTCGCGTCCGGCCAAGTCCTCGCTGTTCGCGTCCCTGCAGGACGCCACGCACCAATGCCTCACCGTCATGGCCACGACGCCGGATTCGATCAAGCGCGGCGCCGGCGTGCGCGGCGAACTGTTCATCGGCACCAATCTGTTCCTGCTGCAGATGGGTGAGCCCGAACGCCTCCTGGCGTGGCTTGAGGAAGCGCCGGCCCCGGAGGCTTCGGCATGAGCAACGTGACCAGGCATCCGACGGCCGCGCGCGGCCAACATGACGACAGCCAGATCATCACGGGCGAGGACTACGACCGCCTGTGGCGCGCTCAGCAGGCCGCCTCGCTGCTGGCTGCCATCAACACCGAGACCGCCGCGACGGCCGGGGTTTCTCACGACGCCACGGCTGCGGTGGCGGAGTACATCCGCGACGACATGCTGGAGATCCTCAACCACTCCAGACCCGTCAGCGAGCAGCCATAACACCGCCCCAGCGGGCCGCCCGGTGCGCCAACACCGCCCGGCCCGTGCACCACTCAGGAGAGAGAGCCATGCAACACCCCTTCACCACCGAGGCGGCAGGTTAACCACCACATGCAGGAAGATCTGCGCCAAGAGGTAATTACGCGGCTCCAGCGCGACTACGGGCTCAAGCTGCGCGTCGGAACGGAATACATGCGCGGCGGCAAATGCCCGTCGTGCGGAAAGAAAGAGCTCTACTGCAACCACACACATCCGTGGGTGATTCGCTGCGGCCGCCAAGCCAAGTGCGGCCGCGAGATCCACGTCAAAGACCAGTACGACGACCTGTTCGACGACTGGAGCAAGCGCCACCCGGTCACCGATACCAACCCGCACGCGGCCGCCGAGGCGTACCTGCAGCAGTCGCGCGGCTTCGATCTCACGGTGGTGCGCGGGCTGTTCACGCAGGAGAACTACTACAACGCCGAACTTCGGGCCGGCAGCGCAACGGTGCGCTTCCCGTTGGAACGCGGCGAGTGGTGGGAGCGCCTGATCGATCGCGCGCACCGCTTCGGCAAGATGAAGGCCCGATTCAAGCCAGGTGCCAGCTTCGCCGGCGTGTGGTGGGCGGCGCCATCGGTGACGGAACAGCTGGCCGAGGTGAAAGAGCTGTGGATCGTGGAGGGCATCTTCGACGCCATCGCGCACCTGCACCACGGCAATGCCGCGGTGTCGGCCATGTCGTCCAACCAGTTTCCCGAGGCCTCGTTGCGGAAGCTGTACGAGCTGCGCAAGGGCAACCTGCCCACCCTGGTCTGGGCGCCGGACAACGAGCCGGCCAAGGGCAAGGCACCTGGCACCCACGACTACCTGCGCCGCCACGTGGCGCGCGCCCGCGCCATGGGCTTCACCAGCAAGGCGGCGCTGATACCGCAGCGCGACCGCAAGGTGGACTGGAACGACCTGCATCTGCGGGCCCTGTCGCGCGGCGATAAGGCCGAGCAGCAAAAGCAGTGGGAAGACGACCTGGCGGAGGCGCGCTATCAGGGCGACCTGCTGCTGGCCAAGACCGCCAAGGACAAGGCGCTGCTGATCTTCAACCACGACGGACGGCACGAGTTCCACTTCGAGTACCGCTCGCGCATGTGGTGGTTCGACTTCGACAGCACCCGCTTCGAGAAGGTCAAGAAGGAATTCATCGGCCAGCACGGCGACGACGATCTGGACGAACACCTGCCCAAGCTGCAGGCCGCGGCGTCGTCGGTGCGCGAGATCGCCAACTGCTACCCCGAGGCGCTGTACTTCCAGCGCAACGAGGTGACCGACGAGTCCTGGTACTACTTCCGCGTCGACTTCCCGCACGAGGCGCCCAGCGTGCGCGGGACGTTCACCGCCTCTCAGACGCTCAACGGCCCCGCGTTCCGCGACCGCCTGGCCAGCTTCGCCCCGGGCGCGGTGTTCGACGGCACGGCGTCGGAGCTGATCCACGTGATGAAGGACCAGCTCTACAACATCAAGAAGGTCGACACCATCGACTTCGTGGGCTACAGCAAGGAACACCGGGCCTACGTGCTGGGCGACATGGCCGTGCGCGACGGCGAGCTGGTGGTGGCCAACGAGGAGGACTACTTCGAGTTCGACAAGCTGCGGCTCAAGACCACCCAGAAGTCCATCCGGCTGGAGATCCAACGTGACGCCGACAGCTACCGCACAGATTGGCTGCCTTGGCTGTGGACCTGCTTTGGCACCCACGGCATGGTCGCCCTGACGTTCTGGTTCGGCTCGCTGTTCGCCGAGCAGATCCGCGCAGCGCATAAGAGCTATCCGTTCCTCGAAGCCACGGGCGAGGCCGGTGCCGGCAAGACCACACTGCTGACGTTCCTGTGGAAGCTGCTGGGCCGTAGCGACTACGAAGGCTTCGACCCGGCCAAGTCGTCCAAAGCGGGCCGGGCGCGTGCCATGGGCCAGATCTCCGGCATGCCGGTGGTGCTGCTGGAGGCCGACCGCAACGAGCCGGACAAGGCCCATTCCAAGACGTTCGAGTGGGACGAGCTGAAAGACTTCTTCGGCGGCGGCACGCTGGCCACGCGCGGCGTGCGCAACGGCGGCAACGACACTTACGAGCCGCCCTTCCGCGGCACCATCGTGATCAGCCAGAACGCCGCCGTAGACGCCAGCGAGGCAATCCTGACGCGCATCGTCAAGCTGCACTTCAAGCGGCCGGAGGTCACCACCGATAGCCGGATAGCGGCCGACAACCTCAACGCCCTACCGGTGGAGGCGCTGAGCCACTTCCTGATCAAGGCGATCCGCGCCGAGGGCCAGGTGCTGGCTAAGTTTGCCGAGCGCACGAAGTTCTACGAGGCGGCACTGCGGGAACGCAAGGAGATCCGCATCGAGCGCGTGATCAAGAACCACGCCCAGATGCTGGCGCTGCTCGACTGCCTGCGCCTGATCGTGGAAATCCCTGAGGCGATGGTGAAGTCCACCCGCGAGGCGCTGGTCACCATGGCGCTTGATCGACAGAACGCGATCAATGCCGATCACCCGATGGTGGTCGAGTTCTGGGAGGTCTACGAATACCTGGAAGGCCTGCAGGACGGTCCGGTTGTAAACCACTCGCGGACAGCCGAGCGCATCTGCATCAACCTCAACGAGTTCTACGCCAAGGCCGCTCACCACGCGCAGCGCTTGCCGGAGATCAACGTGCTGCGCTCGCTGCTGCGCAATTCGCAGCGCCACAAGTTCATCGACGCCAATGCGGCGGTGAACAGCGCGATCCGTGCCGGCTCCGTCGACAAGCCGGCCAGCGTGAAGTGCTGGGTGTTCAAGGCATGACCACCCTATCGAACCCCGCCGGCGGGTAGCCGGAAAGAAGTGAGCCCGGCGGGCGGTGCGCCAACACCACCCCAAGGGTTTCCCCGAACGAAGCTCAGGAGATGAGAGCCATGCAACAGATGAGCGGGAATAGCCCCACAACAGATGTCACACCTTCGCTGGGATCCACCACCGGACCCGGCGCGCAAAGTACCACGCCGGGGGTTAATGGCGTGGATTTGGGGGCCTTGGGTGGCGAGTGCCACGCCGAGGTCCACATGCGGATCGAGCGCAACAAGGTCGTGTTCACCGGCGCGCTGCACATGGGCGGCCGGGTCGAGGTAACTAAGGTCTGGGAGCGCCGCGCCGGACCGGGTGGCGGCTGGGTGACCAAGACCCCGGATTTCATCCAGTGCGCCGAGAGGCGCCTGGGCCGCGAGCTGGCCGAGTTTCTGGACGGCCTGCGCTTCCCGTTCGAGGTGGCCAACCTGCTGCCGCGTCCGGCGACGACGGCCAGCATCGCCGCGCGTGAGGCGGCGGCGCAGGAGGTGGCCCGTGCCTAAGGTCTTCCTGCTGATGAGCATCACGCTCGCGCCCGCCGCCGGCGGGGCGCTGCTGTATCACCTGATCCGCACGCGCGCCGCGAAGCCGGCACGCGCTGCGCTGGCCGTTGGCCAGATCCCTGTGACCCGCCGCCGGCGTGCGATGGCGACTCGTCGGGAGGTGGCCCATGTCTGACGCTTTTTGGCGCATCGAGCGCGAACTGCGTGCCGCGCACGCCATCATCGAGCTGGCCGTGGCCACCATGAGCCGTCACGACCTGCAGCTGCTGCAAAACCGCGTCCGCGATGCGGGAATGGAGGCCAGCGGTGCTCTGCGTTCGCGAGAGAGGAAGTCTGCCATCGCCGCTGCGGAAGGGCTGACCCCTGATCGCCCTGTACTACCGCCGCACACAGCGCACATGCTGGGTATGGTCGGGCAGCTAATCACGCTGGGCTGCGCTGATCAGGTCGCGGTGGACGAACTGAACCGTATCGCCGACCGACTGCGCCGCACCGCGGCGAACTTCGGCATAGGCATGATCGCCGACGAGCGCGCACGCCAGTACGAGGTCGAGGGGTTCTCTGTTTCCGGCGATAGCGCTTATGGCGGGGAAGAGCTGGCCATGGCCGCAGCGTGCTACGCGCTCCCGCTCAAGGACATGCGGCGGCGCGATGGTATGTGCTTCAACACGGCGCCCGAGGGATGGCCGTTCGCGAAGCGCTGGTGGAAGCCCGCGCCGGTGAAGAGCGATGGCCAGGGCAATGCCTACGTTGCCCCGCGCGACCGCCTGCGCGAGTTGGTGAAGGCCGGCGCGCTGATCGCCGCGCAGATCGACGCGCTCGTGGTGCGGGAGGGGCTGGCATGACGCCTCGTTTCGAGATCCGCCACGCGCACCTGTTCTGCGGCCTCGGTGGTGGCGCTGCAGGTTTCAATCAGGCTCGCCCCGATATCGGCACTGCAGCAGCGGAGTTCCGCTGCATCGGTGGCATCGACGTGGACGCGGCGGCCATCCGCGACTTCGGCCGCATCGCCGGCGTGGCGGGCACGGTGCTGGATCTGTTCGACCGCGACCAGTACCGCGCGTTCCACGGCTGCGAGCCTCCGGCGGACTGGCGCGAGGCCGGCACAGCGGAGATCCACGCCGCTTTCGGCCACGAGCGCCCGCACGTGGTGTTCCTGTCGGCGCCGTGCAAGGGCTTCTCCGGGCTGATGTCGGAGAGCAAGAGCCGGACGGACAAGTACCAGGCGCTCAACCGCCTCACGCTGCGCGGCGTGATGCTGACGCTTGAGGCGTACAAGGACGATCCGGTGGAGGTGTACCTGTTCGAGAACGTGCCGCGCATCGCGCAGCGCGGCCGCCACCTGCTCGACCAGATCACGCAGCTGCTGCAGGCCTACGGCTACGCCGTCGCCGAGACGACGCACGACTGCGGCGAGCTGGGCGAACTGGCGCAGAGCCGCAAGCGCTTCCTGCTGGTGGCACGCCATCGCGACAAGGTGCCGCCGTTCCTCTACGAACCCGCCGCACGCCCGCTGCAGGCGGTGGGCTCGGTGCTGGGCCGCATGCCGCTGGCCGGCGATATCGATCGCGCGGGTCCGATGCACCGCGTGCCGGCGCTGCAGTGGAAGACGTGGGTGCGTCTGGCCTTCGTGGAAGCCGGTAGCGACTGGCGCAGCCTCAACCGCCTGCAGGTGGAAGACGGCGTGCTGCGTGACTACCTAATTGTTCCGGAATACCGCTCTGGATTCCTCGGCGTGCACCACTGGGACGACAGCACGGGCGTGATCGCCGGAGAGAGCGGCCCCACCAACGGCGCCTTCTCCGTCGCGGATCCGCGTGCCGCGGCCAACGCCCTGCAGTACCAGCAGTACGGCGTGCTGGCCATGGACGACACCGCCGGCGCCGTTATCGGAGTGAAATCGCCGGGGCAAGGCACGTTCTCGGTGGCGGATCCGCGCTCGGCTACGGGGTTCGAGGGCAAGGGCAAGTACCGCATCACGGGCTACCACGAGGCGGCCGGCACGGTGATCGCGCGCAGCGACACTGGACAAGGCGCGTTCGCCGTGGCGGATCCTCGCCCGGCTAACCAGCGCGTGCAGGGCGACGCCTACCTGACCAACGGCCACTACGGAGTCGTGCACTGGAACGCAGCCAGCGGCGCTGTGAGCGCCGCCGCTGGCCATGACAACGGCCGGTGGTCCGTAGCCGATCCGCGGCTCCCAGACGCGCGCACGCAGCTTGTGGCGGTGATTCGCAGCCTGGACGGTACGTGGCACCGGCCGTTCACGACGCTGGAGCTGGCCGCCCTGCAGTCGCTGGTCGATCCGGAGGCCCAGCTCGAGCTCGACGGGCTGAGCGACCAGGCGTGGCGCGAGCGCATCGGCAACGCGGTGCCGCCGGCGGCTGCCCGCGCCATCGCCGGCGAGATCGGCCGCACGCTGTTGCTGGCGTGGACCGGCCAGACCTTCGCCCTGGGCAGCACACCCATCTGGGTGCGCAACGTGGCCGTGGCCATGACCCTGCCTGGCGAGGTGCGGCCATGACCCAGCGCCAGATCGATCACGACAAGCCCCTGCCCCGCTGCCAAGCCGGGCACCTGGCCCGTCATATCCACGACTGCAGGCAGGCGTCCGCCGGCGGTGGCCACTTCATCGAGTGCCGCTGTGGCGCGACGAAGCGCTGCCCGGACTTCGACGCCGCCTTGCAGGAATGGAAGCGCATGCACCGCGTCCGCACCCCGCGTCCGCCGGCGGCGCAGGCCGCTGGCGACAACGTGCTGCAGTTCGGCCTGTTCAACACGGGAGGCAAGGCCCGATGACGGACACCAGCACCGATGCCCACCGCCGCGCCTGTGAGGCCCGGCGATGGTTGCGCGATGGCTACATCACCGAGCCGAAGGTGGACGAGCTGATGGAGCGGATCAGCAAGCATCGCGGCGCGGCTGCGGCGAGGGCGTTGCGGGAGGAAATGCGCACGCAGTGGAAGATCCGCACCACCTGGTGGGAGGGCGCCCCGCTATGACGTCCAACGTGGTCCCTTTCACCGCGCTGCAGCGCATGTGCCGGCCCAACGGGCCGGCTCCGCGGGCGTCCACCGTGGCCAAGTGGGCAGACCGCCAACGTATCCGGTACAAGTACGACGGCCAGGGCGGCATCTGGACGACTCAGGCGGCGCTCGACGCCGCCGTCGGACTGCATTCACCGCAGCAGGCCGCCAACGACGAAACCCGCATCGAGGACCTAGTGCAATGACGCGCGGACGAAACAGGAAGTTCAATCCGAATATCCCGGCGCACATCGATCAGGCGGCGCTGCCGCAGGGCATCTACTGGTCGGAGAACCGCTGGTTTATCTACGAGCCGCACCCCGAAGGTGGGCGGCCGATCAAACGCACCGTTGCCTTCGCCAAGGCGCGCCTGTCGGAACTGCACGCGATCATCGAGCTGCGCCAGAAGGGCGAGATCCGCGGCACGCTGGGCTACGTGTGCGACCGCTTCGAGGAATCGACCGAGTTCAAGGAACTGAGCGCCGGCACGCAGAAGGGTTACCGCGAATGCGCGGCCGAGGCCAAGGGCTTCGTGCTGAGCGACGGGTCACTGCTGGGCGACGTGCCGATGGCCAAGCTGCGCGTGCCTGCGATTCAGCGCGTGGTGGAAGTCCTCGCGACCGGCCGCAAGGCCAAGGGCAAGCTGCCGGCGCTGGAGCCGCGGCCATCGAAAGCCAATCACGTTATGCGCTACCTGCGGCGTACGTTCAACTGGGGCATCCGCTTCGGCCTCTGCGAGAACAACCCGGCACAGGGCGTGCGCGAGGTCCGCGAGGCCAAGGAATTTCGCATGCCGCGGCCGGACGTCTACTTGGCCATGCTGGCCTTCGTGCGTGATCGCGCGGCGCGCAAGGCGCACACCGAGGGTAGCGTGTCGCCCTACCTTCCGGCAGTGATGGTGCTGGCCTACAACGTGCGCCTGCGTGGCATCGAAGTGACCACGCTGACGGATGCGCACCACCACACAGACGGCATCCGCACCAACCGCCGCAAGGGCTCGCGTGACAACGTGACGGCGTGGAATGACGACATGCGCTGGGCGTGGGATTGGCTGGTGGCCTACCGGAAGGAACGCATGGCCGCGCACGGCCGGCCGGTGGAGCTGCTCGCCGAGCGCCGGCGACTGATCGTCTCGCAGAGCGGCACGCCGCTGACCAAATCAGCGCTGGATAGCGCGTGGCAGCGCGCCATCCACATGGCCATGCGGGAGGGCGTGATCGCGGAGGAAGATCGTTTCGCACTCCACGGCCTGAAACACCGCGGCGTGACCGACACCGAGGGCAACTTCGGCGACGTGCAGGACAGCAGTGGCCACACAAGCGACAAGACGGTGCGCCGATACGCGCACCAAGTGCCGCACGTGCAACCGCCCAAGCTACCCAAGCCAACCAGCGACTAAGGCCTAGCTGTCAATCCACAGCCACGAATTGCAGGCCGAAGGGAGATTTCTTCTCGGCCTGCCATAATTTTGCCGCCCGATAGTTAGCTCTCACGAACGGCGTCAATTCCTCCCGCCATGCCGAGGCTCTCGTGCCGAAGTAGACGCCCACCAGTTCAGGTGCGCCAAAGGGAATATCTTCGAACACTTGCTGGCGATACCTTCCCTCGCCTGACACAATTCGCCACTCCTGCTCGTGCGCCCAATGCATGTGCTTGATGTACATAAGGCGGTCGGCGAGTCCCGGGGCGAGGTTGATATTTCCAGCCACTAATTGTGCCCAAGCCTCAGAGTCCAACAGCGGCGGAGGCTGTTCGGCATAAGTCACTCGCCTTGCCATTCGATAGACGCTATCTAGCTCTGGGACGTTTGCGAACTCAAGAACCAAACCGCGATGATCATCTGCGTAGTAAGCCCACATCGCCGAGTTGTCGTTCATCGGCGACAGGCAGAGCACTTTCAACGTCGCGAAATGCTCGATGACTTGTGCGCTGAATTCCTCGACCAGTTTCGGAAACCGCTTTATTGAGGGCTCTAAAGCCTGCGCCATCGCCTCTCTAAATCCGGCCCTGCCCAACTTGAGCAT